ATATTGAAGCTCCATAGCATTGTCCTGCACGTCACGCTTGAGGTTAATATTGTCCTCAATGGCCATGCGAGAGCCTATTTGACCGACAGTCTCTTCTAGGCTGGCAATAGTTGCAGCCTGCTGGCTTACCCACCAGACACCCGCCGCTAACTGCACGGCCATAGCTGCCACAAGGGCCAGAGGTAGTTTGATGTTTTCCATTACTTCGTTAGCCCCTGTTTCTTTTCGTAGCTGCGGAGACCGCCCAAGCCGAGCATTCCCATCATAACGGTCATCAAGCTGCCCATGTCAAATGTAGGCAGCTCCGGTATCTCGACGCCAGCAACGGTAACGCCGAAGACGATGAATGGCTGGAGGACAAAGTGGTATGCAAAAGCAGCGCCGCAAACCCATCCGATAAAAGGACGCCAGCCGCCCTTAAATACTGAGCCACTGGCCGCTTCAGCCTTGTTGACCTCGATCTGCGCAAGCATGGCTTCTTGGGCGTGCTTGTCGGCCATCGTGCTTAACTCATGCGCGAGCCGTGCGGCCTGATCTTTGTCTTGGATGAATTTTCCTGCCAACTCTGTGGCTGGCGCTATCAGGTCGCTGAGAAAGCTCATTGCCCCACCTCATACTCTACTTTTGAGCTTGAACCAGTGTTGGTTACGCTCGTTTTGGACTCCTTACCCATCCAGATGCCAAAGCAGCCTGTGAGAGCGCCCATACAGACGCTGACAAGCCCTGACTGAGCAACGCTGGGATCATCTAGCCCCATAAACCAATGCACCGCCTGATAGGTCAGCACAGTAACCGCCAGCATCATCAAACGCGGCAGAACTTTCCAGTCATCAAGTATCGTGTGTGCCATTCTATTTACCTTTCGTAATTTTTAAGCATTGCAGATACTCATTGTTTTTCGTCACCAGAACAGACGCCCTGCGCAGCTCATCCGTGCAATCTTTTTCAGAGCTATACTGGCCAACCTCGAAGTGAATGACGCTTGCAGAAAGCTGAAACCAAAGAAGCACCCACATTATCTGACCTCATCCGCAAGCAACGCTGCAACCCAAAACAAGCCGCCGCTGCCCACGGCAAAAACTATGCAGGCGACCGCAATCGTAATGAAGTAAAAGATGCGGTCACGTTTAGCGGCTTGCTCCTCAAGCGCACGTTTCTGCCGCGCTCTGGCTGCGCCCATCTCACGTTGCACCGTCTCCCACATACCCGGTGGACCGTATAGCTGGCAATGGCTGCGAAGGGTATCCATAGCTTCCTTATGTTTTATCTTGGCATTGGCAATTGCGAAGCCTTCCTCCTCAGTAGAGGTAAGCCTGCCCAGCGGGCCTTTGTGTCGGCCTTGCTCCGCGAGGTGAATGTCAGCCTCAAGCTTGGCCAGCTTGCCAAACTGCGGCAGCACAGAGCCAACGTCCTTGCCGGCCTGAACGGCGGAGCTGATCCCGCCTGCGATAGTGCTAACCGCACTTGCGAGAGCGAGAACCTCAATCATCTTACCGCTCCATTAGTCGGTCAATTTTTTCTTCAAGCCGATCAAACTTATTCATAATTTGAGAAAGAACCTCAGAGCTGTCAGACTTTGTGACGTATTCTTTAGCCATTTCTTCGCGGGTTCGATTAAGCAGAATACGAAGGCGATCCAGCTCCTCGCGTTGCGTCTTTAACCACCAGCCAATGCCAGCGATGACAACTCCGAATAGTATATTCAAGATCGCGTCCATTTCCATATTAGTAACTGCCTTCCCAGACCCGAAGGGCGCTAAATTCGTTGCTCATTAACTTACGTTTTATCACATCTTTGACCGCTTGTGTATCAGTCCATGATACGCCCGCCTCTTTAAGCCATATGGACAGCAAACCCATGTCTACGTTGCCCACATGCTTGTAGTCCGAGCCAAAGCTGTTTTGCGTTACCTCACGCGCTTGCGCCGCGTCCTTGAGCATGTGGGATGCGTCAAAGGTTTTCTTGATAATGATCTTATCATCGTCAACGGTAAACTTTTCAGAGACCTTAGTTGAGTGATTTGCTTTTAACATTGATCGACCTTTTCGTTGGCTTTTTGGCAACCTTTGCGCCATTGGTTTTTGCGGGTTTAGCTGGCGCAGCGGCCACTGGCTTTACGTCTTCCAGCACAGTTAAGATGGCTGGGCGAATTTTGGTGATTTTCTCAATTTCTTCGTCGGAGAGAATGACTGTTTCGCCCTTCTCGATCCGGCCTTTGCTGCACTTCATTTTCAGCGCATTCACAATAACTTTTTTCATTTAAGCCTCCAGATGGTGAAAGGGGGCGACACAGGCCGCCCCCAATTTACACAATTAAGAAGTTGTGTTGTCGAAGATGCCGCCGTTACCGGCTTCATTTTTGGCGCAAAGTGTAAGCTCTGTCACAACTTGGCGAGTAGTGTTGTCGCCAGTTTTTGCCAAAGCTACGTTCTTCGTGCCGCGCAGGGATGCGATTTCCCACAGATCATCTTGCATGATGAAAATGTCACGGGAACGGTTCTCCCGGGATGGCATCCAGCTTACCGTACCCCATGGGGTGACGTAAATTGCCATTGATTTGATAACACGCTCATCGCCAGCTTGTACTGCTGAACGCTGGTTGTTGTTACCTGTGAAGCCCAGAGCTTTGTTCATTTGGAAAGCAGACAAGTAAACTGTGTCTGGCTTGCCGCCTTCTTCCCAGATGGACTGCATAACGCCGTCGAAACGATCCTGCGAGAACGCAATCAAAGTTGTGGTCTCATCTGTACGAGCGTCTGTACCGTCGCCAGTTGGGTCAGCACCTTCGTTAGCACCGAAGTCGGTGTTGGTGGTGATCCATGCAGGAGCGCCAGCAAGTTCACGGGCTGTGGTGGAGTTACCAGCAACGCGAGCATTGTTGTCGAAAAGTGCTTTTTCGATGTCCAATTTTTGCTCTTTGGCGATTTTCAAAGTTTGGTATGCAACTTCTTTTGCACGACCAGCTTTGTCCAAACCTTCGTCTGTGTCTGGAACGACAACAGCGTTTTTGAAGATTTGTGTGTAGTTGCCGAGACGTGTTGTTGCAGAGCGAGCTTCGCCTGCTGTTGCGTCACCCTCAATGTGAGCGTTTGCAGCGGAAGCTCGAAGGCTATCTGTCTGCCACTCTACCAAAGTGTTCTTGGCAGATTTTTTAGCAGACTTGCTGTAAAATGGAGTTTCCTCTGGTGAAATGTTATGGATAACATTGCTTAGGTCTTCACGGATGCCGACAGAATCATAGCTGTCGAATGTGTTTGCTGGCTGTGCCATTAGTGTGTCCTTTCAAAGACTTACTGATTTAAGATCAAGCTCAATGCGTCGTCGATTGAGCCAGTTTTCTGCAAGCGAGTTTTCGCTTTGTTACGAGTTGCAGCGTTGCCATCATTTCGCTTTTTCGCTCCAGCCTTCACCACTGGCCGGGCTTTCTCGCCTTTGGCCTGTACTGACTTGCGCTTCGCAACCAGCTCTCGATACTTGCGCGCATCATTTAATGCCCGCACATAACGTGAGTCTGTAACCGCCGCCATTTCTTGCTCCGTAAAGCCGTACTGAACGCCAGTTTGGACTAAACTATTCTTGAGCTTGTCTCCCTTATCGGGGTCGGCAAATTCAGGAATGTGCCGTTGCAGAATTTCGGCTTGCTCTTGAAGGTAGGCTTGACGTGCCTGTTCTTGAGCCTGCGTCCGTTGCTGCTGCACTTGGTTTAGTTGCTGCATATTTTGGGCGTACTGTGCGTGAGCCTCGTCATACTTGAGCTTTTCTTCCATGTACCCGATTGGGTCACTTTCAAATAGCTCGCGTGTTGGCGGGGTTGGAGCTTGCAGTCCACCGTTTTGCGCTTGCTGGTGCAGCTGCATGATTTGCTGTTGCTGCTGTTGCAATGCGGCTGCATGTTGCTGAATTTGCTTACGCGCCTCAGCAACTTCTTGAAACCGCTTATTAATTGCCGCTTGTCCCGCAGCAGATTGCTTTAACTGATCCAGTGTCCACTGTTCTTCCTTGCCGTCAACCTTGACGGAGAAAACAGTGGTGTCTTCAGTAGCCTCTACAGGGTCTTCGTCGTCAACCTCGACATCATCAAGATCATACTCATCCTGATCTTCGCTGGATGCCTCAACGTCATCTTGCTCTTCACCGCTGGCTTCAACTTCCTCAACCTGATCGTCATCGGGTTCAGTAATTTCATCAACGGCTGCGTCAAGATTATCTCCTCCTGCGGATACTTCCTCGGAGGTTGCCAGCAGGCTTTCTGCGGCTTGTTCTAGGGTAGTCGATTCCATCGGTGCTACTTCCTCTGTTTGCGATCCAAAAGTGTCTCTGCCGCAAGCGCGGCGTCAAGGTTCACTTCGATCTGGTTAAGCGCACGGATTATCGCGTGCGCCTCCTCACGGGCGGCTACGTCAGCCGCCCCACTGCTCGCGAAAATCTGCATTTGATTTTCGCGCACACTCTGCATGAACTGCTTAAATGCAGTGTCGCTTTTCAAGCGACGTGCCTCATCGGCCTCTATGCGTATTTCTGTTGTCATTACTGCGGCACTCCCTGAGCCATGCCGCCAATCATGCGCATTTTATCCTGCTCAGCCTGAACGCGGGCAACGTCAACCGCTGTGCCGTATTCGCCATAGATTTTGGCGGCATCAACCAGCAAGTCCTGCGCCATCTGATCCCGTTTGAGATCATCATTTGCGGCAGCCTTCTGCATTTCAAGTTGCAACTTAGCCATGTCTGTCTGCGCCTTTGTCTGAGCCTTCATTTGCTCAGCCTGCAAGAACGCAGCGTTTGGATCGGCGGCCTGACCCTGCTGGGCTTGTGCCTGTTGCTGCATCTGCAACATCTGCATTTCAATCTCTGGCGTGATTGGTGCAAAGTAGCGGTCGGCATTGCGTATGCCTGCAACAGCCAGCTGATCTGCCAGCGTGTTGCGGATGTTGGTCAGGCTCACCAAACCATTCATCGGGCCGTATGTTTGGTAAACCATTGTTTGCATCTGGAGGGCTTGGCTGAGTGCCATCGCCTTCTCTTCCTCACGGCCAGTGCCGAGGCCCACGTTAATGCTCACGTCCATTGACTGATCCCAAACGCGCGGGTCAACAGGCACAAACGAGCCGTTCATCCGCATCATTTGCTCTTCGTCAACATTCTTGCTCATCAAGCGCAGCATGATGCCAAATAGATCACGCATACCATCGGCAAGGTTGCGCACCATAACTTCAACCTGACCCGCTGCGGCCTGCACAGTGGCCTGCACAGCAGCCTTTGTGGTTGACTGCATTGCATCTGGGTCGAGGCCCATTGAGGCTCTGGAAACGCCTGTCTTGCTCTCTACGAGGCCATCTAGGTATGTCAGCGCGCCAAGTGTCTGCCCGGCAGTAAATGGAACGGACAACTCTTGAACTGAGCCGGGCTGGCGCATACGCACGATTGCGCCAATCTCGTTGTTTAGAACGTCGTCAATATTAACTGCGCCTTCAACGATGCCAAGGCGAGGGTTGTTTGTCATCGCCACGTTATCAAGGATTGAACGCAGCACAGATGTGGCAGCGTCTTGGTCATCCATAACGATTTCGGCCAGTGAGCGGCCGTAGAAGGTGTGTGGCTCTGGGTCGATTTCAAACTTGGCAAACGGCAACTCATCGCATGGCTCAACGTCCAGCAACTCATAGGCAGTGCCACCGCATGTGAGCTTGTGCAGAATTGGCACGCCAGTTCCGTCAGCATCAATGCGCATGTACGCTTCCGTCACAGTGACGTTGCGCATCGCCGGGTCTTGCTCATCATCGTCAGAGGTATCCATGTCATAGCCACGGCGCTCATACACCTCTGCCTCTGTCATTTCTGACCCGCTCTCCAAGCTATCTAGCTTGAGAACAACGTCAGGATCGTAGCCCATTGCGATCAAATCGCCAGCGCGCATGTCTGTGCGGTGCGCAACTATATACGCATCGTTAAAGCTGCGTGCGTCACGGTTGATGAAGAACTCTTCCGGCGGGACGCTCTCAATGCACAGCTCGCCCATTTCTTTCTGGCGGCTTAGCTTTACGCTATGCACGGGCAGCTCAATCTCCATGCCCATCTGATCCATCGAGATTGCCATCTCAACGCTATGCTCAAGCACAGTTACGTTGTCATCGTCCACCAGATATGTGTACTCATCGTCGGATAGGTCGGTGAATGTGAAAATCTCGGCCTCTGGATATGTCATCCAGTATGCCTTCACAATGCCTTGCTTTTTGACCAGCGCATCTTGGAAGGCGTCATTAATGACGCGGTATCCGTTTAAGCGGGTAAACTCGTGGTGCATAAACTCAGTGGCCTGCTCGGCCATCGCCACGTCCTCTGGGCCACGCGGCACAAATTCAACTGGTTTGGCTGTGCTGAGGAATATGCGCATCAGGCTTGGCTTCACGGAACGTACAGTATCCCGTACTTTTGTGGCTACAACCTTGCTGCGTCCATCCTCATAGCCAAGATCAACCTCGCCGTCGTAGTAGCGCTGAGCCTTGATCCGGTCATCGCTGATCTCGCTCTCAATGAAGTCCACTGCACTTGAGATTGCGTCCTGAACAATGGCCTCAATTTCGGTGCGTGATTTTGGTTTAAGTTCCATGTGCCGTGTCCTTTATTAGAGTGCGCCGAAGCGAAAGCCAGTTGTGCGCTCAATTTGCTCACGCACAGGGTCTCGAACCGGCTCGCTTGTTGAGGCTGCCCCGCCAACACCGGGAGAAATCGTGCTAGGCTGCGGGGTAGCACCACCACGCATGGCGCTCACCGCCCTTGCGCCGCCGTAAGCCTCACGAACCATTTTGCCGCCGACAGCTCTTGACGCGAACTGCGCAAGGTTTGTTGAACCCAAAGCCGCCGCAATCCGCTGTATCAAGCCAGATGCGGCAGCGGCAGAGTTTGACGCATTAACTGCACCCCCAGTGGCCCTTGCAGACACACTGGCGAATTGCCCAATCAAGTCACGCTCTTCCTTTGTAAACAGTGCCTTCATCGCCTCTGGGTTTTTTGTCGTCATGTCTTTCCATGATTTCAAAAAGTTTACGCCAGAAAACATATCCTGACCAGCGCGTGATGCGACAGATTTATCAGTTAAGTTGATAAAAGCCTCCTGCCGAATTTGGTTCCATTCATCCGCAGGGAGAAACTTTTTTAGCTTCAAAAGGTCTCGTGATACATTTCCCGGTTTGAGTAATTTTGCATTTGACGCGCCAAGTATATAGTTGGCTACTGCCTCTGGAGGTTGCTTTAGAACTAAGTCACCATCGCGCGTGACGGTTTCTGTCAGCGCGTTAAGTATTCCGCCCTTGCTTGACCAAGTGGATTTAAAGTCAGCGTAGTTTTTGATTGCGTTAGACCATGCCGCAATGGCTGTATCATCACCCTCAATGAGCGACTTTTGTACTAGGTCAGCTAAGGAATCATCCAGCGCCCTTCTTGCCGCTGTCGCCGCCGCCTGCTCTGGCGTTCCTTGCGCGCCTGCGTTGGATAATTGCTGGCGCTTTTGGAAAAGCATTTTAATGTCGCCACCTTGCCCCAAAATGTCATCAATCTCATCCATAATGCTTGTAGTGACTGGGCGAGATGCTGGCGTGAAGTCTCGAATAGATGCTCTCATTGTGTCAGCAAGTGCGCCAGCCGTGTCTTCAGCCATAGAGGCTGGACCAGTAGCTCGCGCAACATCATATAATCTATTTGCCTCAGCCTGCGCGGCCTGCCTCTGCGCAGACAATGCTTCCTGTGCGGCTGCGCCACCTGTGCCGCGCTGAATCAATGGCCCCTGACCAGCTATCTTCTGCTGAATTTCTGGTAAGTTTTGCTGAAGTGCCTCAAGGGTTCTCTTTTCCGCAGAAGTCATCATTGCTTCTGCAACTTGACCATATGCGCCTTTGCGAGCCATATCTTCAAATAATTGCTGACCAGTCGAACCAGTGGTTGCGCCCCTAGTTAGAGGCACAGGCACAGGCAACGTCTCAGCCGCCGACAAGCGGGCCGCTTCAGTCGGATCAACCCCGCGCGCAACTTGCTGCTGCATTGCGGCAGCCATCTCAGCCGTGGCTTGATCGGCATTAATCCCAGCGGCTTCCATTTGCTGCCTTATTTCTGGCCTCAGCTGGCCATTGGGCAGCATGACCGACTCAGGAGTTCGCTTGAATAAATCCGCAACCCGCGATAAAATTTGACCAGCTTTTAAGCCAGCAGCGCCGCCAAGTGCGCCCAAGGGAACGTCGCTAAACTTAAAATCAGCGCCAGATAGCTTTGAGCTTGCAGCCTCAATTAGGCCAGCTTCAGTCGCACCAAGTGTTGTTGCCCCAAGATAGCCAGACATGGGCAGACCAGCCATCTTCATAACCTTACCAAGGCCAGTGGCAGACGCTACAACGCCAGCGCCCTGCATCAAGTCCGTCATATCCAACCCATATGGATTGGGATAAAAGCGATTTACCTGCTCCGTCCTTTCGCCATTTCTGTAAATTGGCGTTGTGACAACCAAGTTTCCATATTGATCTTTGTCAAAGGTTGAACCCGGCAAGATTTCTGAAATGCCGGACTTCAGCCGCTCATCAGTGGCCGTTGTGGCAAGTAGCGCAGTCATCTTTGCGGCTTTATCTTCCGGCAAACCCAAGTTCGCTTGGAAAGCCAGCGGGATGTTTTCCTCACGCTGGCCACCTTTAGCCCAATCAATCGCGCTCTGCATTGCGCCTTTTTCGGGTTCAATGGGGTTGTCCATCAGGTATTGACGGACCACTGCCTCTTGCTCCGCCGCGCTCATGGTGTCGGGTATGTCCCGCAGTATTGTCCCGTCGGGAAGCGTCACATCAACCATTATCAAAGCCTCCAGCGCCGTTGTTTAGCGACGGGTTCCATCTCTTCTCGCGCGCGCCTCTTGGGGCCGATGACCCTTCGCCAGTTGGGGCTTTGAAAGCTGCAAACGGGTCTGCGCGGTTATTTAGCATTTCAAATGCTTCCGACTGCGTAATTTTCTTGCTGCGAAGCATTTGCACAATTCTGCCGCCCTCTGCATCATACTCAGCAAGACCGCGCATTGTATTAATAATAATTTGGTTGCCGCCCGGCGAGTTAATTAACCGGGGCAGAGACTGCTTAAACAACTCTAAATCTGCGTCGGACATTGGGCCAGACCCCGGAGGCCGCTGCGCTGGGACAAGGGCGTTTATAAGTGCCGCCGCCGCTTGTATGTCATCAAGACCCTCAGTCTGGATGCCGAAATTACCTGCGAATTGCTGAATACTCGCGCCCATGCCGCTGTCAATGTTTCCTAGTAAGGCCTCAAGACGGCCAATTTGCGCAAGGCTTCTGGAGGCAGTTGAGCCAACCTTAGCAACATCAGCCAATGCTCTTGCGTCAAGCTCCGCAAACTTTTCTTCAAACTTTTTCTCGCCCGAGCCAATAACATTTTGAACGCTAACTCCACCGCCGCCAATTTTATTTGCAGTGCCATCAGGTTTTAGATTGTATAGTCCGTCGTCTATCTTCGCGCCCGGAAACATTTGACGCAAGACTGAAGCGTCAACAACTTTTCCTTTTTCCTTTGGAGTGGCCAACAACTGACTAGCCGCATCAGTGCCAGAAATCATACCGCGCGCAAGCATATCAGCCAGATCATCTCGACCTCTGGCTCGCAACATCTCAATGGTTTTGTTCTTGTTGCTCGCCGCAAGCCTCTGCTGCCCGCGCTTTTCAATTGCACCACCACCACGGAGGTCGCTTTTTATTAGTGGATCAAGTGCAACAGCAAACTGCTCCAGCCGTGTCATGCCCGTGTTGGGATTAACCTCCATCGCCCTATCAGAAATTGTTGAAAGAAGGCCGCGCAGCCCACCCTGCTGAGCCTGCTGTGGCGCTGGTTGCCGCATGTTGGGTGCATTGTAAGTTTGCTCGCCGCCCATCATATATGGAAGTTTGCTTCGATCGGGCATAGTCTGACCCCCTTGATTGCTTGTAAGTAAACCGCCGCCGGGCTTAGTCGCGGGCAGTGATGTTATGTCGCCAATGTCAGCGCCAGTAAAGTCGGCCAAATCCTGCAAGCGAGAACCACGCCACTGCGCAATGCCGTATGTGCCTTTTCCGCCAGCAAGAGTGTTGCGTGCGTCTGGGTTCATATCCTCATAGCTCTCAGCCATCAGGCGGCCAGTGATGCCGGCTGCTTGCTGCGGAGTGAGACCCTTTTGCGTGAGGTAGCCATAAGCAAACTTGGCGTTTGGCGATATTAAAGCCTCGTTGGATGTGCCATCGGCCATTGCTGCGTAAACGCTGCTCGCGTAGTTGCGAGCCTTTTCGTCGCCAGCGCCGCCAGAGCGCTCATAGTATTTATCCCACAAAGTTGCGTAGTCTTCCGGCGAAGACGCATCGGCTTGGAGGAACTTGCCAAAGCCAGACTTTTCCTTTCCCTGCACTTCATTCCAGAGAAAGTCCATTTGCTTTGATAGTGGGATGAAACCTTGTGGCATAGCTTCTAAAACTTTTTCAGGGAGCTGGCCACACCTAATGCGGACTGTAGATACCCAAGCAAACCTTGGTTTTCAGTTTCCGTTTTAGTGTTTGCCCCACCTTGCTGAGCAATGCCAAGCGCGCTAAGCGGTGCTTGAATCGATTGAGCTGGCGCGCCAGTGTAGCCGGCGTATTGCTGTCTCGCCGCGTCGATTAACGCTTGCTGGATGCCTTGCTGCAACAGACCCTGCTGGGCTTGCTGCTGCTGAATTGCTTGGCTTGTGCCAAATGCCTGCTGGCCGAGTTGACCCATTTGAGACGCGGCGCCAAGGCGAGCCTGACGATCTGCCATCGCAGCCTGCAACGCTTGGCTGTAGTTTTGCTGACGCTGCTGCGCTGCCATGTCGCCTGCCATGCGGCCATATTCGCCAGCCATCACACCTTCAGCAACACCTTGGCGAGACCCGCCGAATGCGTTGGCCGCAGTTGCCTGCGCGCCAAGCGTGTTCATCGCCATCTGACGCTGACGCTCAATGTCTTGCTGAGTGCGGTCAATAACCTCGCTAGTGTACGGGTTTGCGTACGCTCCGACTTGAAGTGGAGCCTGCATTGCGCGCTGCGTACCGCCGATTGCCCCCTGCAACGCCCCAGCAGCGGCTTGGTTTACGTTGAAACCCGGCTGTGGAGCCATTGGTGCTGGCTGATATGTTGCGTTGGGCTGTGCAGTAGGCTGCGCTGCCATTGTTGGTGCTGGAGCTGGTCCTGCCATCTTACACGCCTTTCTTTATTCGAGCTTTTAACTTATGCGTCATAATCATTTTAAACCTGCGAAGTTGCCTGCGGCGTCAACAAAATATTCAGTACCGTTTGGCAGCGCTCTTACTTCCATGCCCGCCGAAGTAGACGTGTCAGCAGACAGCGTGGAGGGTTGGGAAGCCGCTGCTTTTTCCTCTTTCGCCTCGCGCAGCATCTTTTCTGCCGTTTCAGCCCTCTTGGGCTTGCCGATTAAAACCCCATCTAAATAAACTTCACGGCGGTCATCCTTGTATATGATACCAGTGCCGCCGCTCTGAAGAGCCTCCAAGTACCTATCTTGCTCCCAACCAGAGTCGCCCGGCCCAGCGGGTTTGTCATTGTCCGTTGAGTGGGAATATGAGGTAACTTTATTCTCCACTGGTGGACCCGTTACGTTTAAGCCACCAAGAAGGTCGCCAAAGAAGTCGCCCACTTGGCCAAAGTTACCAACTCCGTCAGCGCCGCCGCCAGATACTAAACCAGCAATGGGGCCAGAGGTAACGTCAGGTCCAGCGCCGCCAAATGGGTCTAGGCTAGTTTTTGCGTAATCAAGCTGCTCCTGAGTTGGCTGGGCTGTATATGTAGGTTGAGCTGGAACAATTGTCCCTCGTCCGCCCGCTACTGAGGGGCCAAGGTCGTAACCAAGATCTATTGACGTGCCATCATCATATTGAATTACGGCTGGGCCGCCCGGCAACATTGGGCTTGAATCATAATACTGGCGCTGCTCGGTAAAAGTTGACGGCGTATTATCAATATACCCCGGCGGCCTTACATCAGTAGGTGTTACTATTGTGTACGGCGCTTCACTACCCGCATAATCAGTTGAGGTGTAAACAGTTCCGTCGGTTGGCGCGGTAGGCGTACCTGTAATAGTTTCTGGGAAATACGCACTATCACCACCAGCGCCACCACCAGTAGCAACACCACCTCCAGCGCCAATCCCACCCAAGTCACCCGGAGTGGACGCTACGGTGTAGTCAACTGGAGCTTGCATGTTTGAGCCGGGAAGGCCTGTAACTGGGTCAATAAAGAAACTTTCTGCATATCTCTTTTGTCCGGGTCGAGCTTGACCAAAAGCCTCAAGGGCTTGCTCATAGATTGGCAGTGAGGAATAACCACGCACACCGCCTGCGTAAGTCGTAGGCTCAGGCATACCACCAGAAATATCTTGCATTGACATTCCGCCACCGGGCAGGCCAAAAGCGCCAGCTGCTTGTGCCGTGCCTTGAAACGCAGCTTCCTGCATAGGAGTAAACGCAGCAACGGTTGGGCCATACTCAGGGATAAATCCCAACCTTCTGATTTTATCAGCTTCGGTCAGATTGCGCCGAGCCGCGTCCTCAATGTACTCTGGGACTGCAACCGTTGAAGAGGTTGATCCACCTTTTGACATTATTCAAACTCCTTAACATACGACGTGTGCAGTGGCTTCCAACCATGCTTCGCCAATGGTTTTTTCCAGCCAAAGCGACCAGTCATGGTTAGGGCCGCGCATCCTTGCGCTTTTGCCCACTCTATCACATCGTTGTGCATATCCAAAATTTGCTCCAATTCACCGCCGCCAAGGAACACGTTTAAAACTTTCTTTCGCGGATATACCACGATTTCAGTTACTATGCACCCCTTTGGCGTTGGCCACAACTGCATCGTACCCTTTTGCAAGCCGACAACCACATCCTCAAAGTTATGAGTGCCACCGCTGTAGCTTAAAGCTGCCTCAATCCAAGGCTTGCAGCGCGCTAGTTCTTCACTCATCCGTGCAACCTCGTTATTGCAATAGTGGACGCTGGTGCTGCGGGTGCAAACGCCGTTGCCGCAGTTGCATCAAGAAAACCGTTAATGTTGTCAACGGCCCACATGGCCTCCAAGTAATCTCCAGCGGAAAGGTCAAGTATTGCAGATCGGCTAACCACAAGAGTTGCGCCATTTTGATGCAAAGCGTTTTTCATAGTCGAACCAGCAAGGTCAACTCCGTTGACGCGAGGCCAAAACCAGAAGTTTACAGTTGAACTGGATGTGGACGAAATCTGCGCCGAAAAGCTAACCATGTACTCGCCAGCTTCCTCGAATACCAAGCGCGAGGCTGGTGTGCCGCTAGTAATGCCATCAGATGATGATAAAGTGTACGTTAAAGCGTACGCTGTGTTTATCGCAACAGCTGTTTGGTCAGTTGTAATTGAGCCGCTGGCATTGCCGTCCTCTAACACAACCTGAACCCACTCGCCATTTTTACTCACGACCGGATACAAGTTTTCCCTGTCCCACATTAACGTGCCATCATCGGCAGCGCTTTCGTCGCCAGTCTGCTGAACCAGCGCAGAACGGGTTTGCGAGAGGTACGACATCATGCGCCGACCCCACGTCTGCCAGTCCTTATCTCGCGGCTCTGGTGGACGGTTTTGCTGCGTCATCGACGGCCACCGCCAACAGCTTCAAGCCGATTAATGCCAACACGCCAATCAGACAAACGCTGACCTTCAACGCGCATCCGCACTTGACGCCCGGTAAACCGCACAGATGTCGGGTTACTCATGGAGTAAGGTCCGTATGACCGCTCAGTGCCATTCGGGTAAAAGCGCGTCTTAAAGACGGCATTTACGTCACCTTGCGACTTTTCATCCGGCAGAAGCTCAGTCACGCTCATAACTTGATCCCCAGCGCCAATGCGGAACGGACCCGTCTCGGCGTAAGGTGTCAACGCACCGTAATCAAAGCCAATCTCATGCTCGTAAATCTTGTAATCCGCTGGGTCAGCCATCATTGGCTGGCGGAATGCGCTGCGGTCAACGCCAGCTGTGCGAGCCAGCTCGCCAATGTACCATGTGTTTTCTGTGTAGTTAAACGTCACATAACGATTGTTTTCCGTTGATGCCGCGCTTGGGTAAAACCAAGTAATCTCGCCAAACATGGAATTAGACATGCCAAACGCTTTGCTGATCTGGCCACGGTTGATGTCGTTGAAGACATAATCTGACACGTCGCAAGGTAACTCCTGAACCTGACCACCCGTGTAAACGTAAAACGAATTAACGCCCATCCAGAATGCACCAGCATCCACAACAACGGCAGCCTGTTTTGCTGCAAGCCCGCAGGACGTGCCAACGCGCTCAATGCCGTAAACGTATGGCGGGCCAATGTAGTTGGCAACGTGGGCATCGCGCGTTGTCAAAAGCAAGGTTTGCCCGGCAACAGTCACGCCCTTCATCAATGCGCCAGACGTGTTTAGCTCAAGATCACCCGCCTCGTTTGTAGCGGCTGGCGTCCATGAATTGTTATCCTCACGGTCAGACCACTGCACTTTGCGAGGATTGCCACCCGCGCCAAGCGCAAACAAAAAACGCTCCTCAGTTACAACGCAACCAAGGTTGCTTGTCGGCGCGTTAGACAAAACCGCAGCGGGCGTACCTGTGCCGAGCTGCCATTCGTAAATCTTGCCATCGTCCTCGTTGCACGCCAGCAAGTATTCGCCCCACGTTTCCAAATCCCAGCTGGTCGCTGGCTGAATGCGAACTGTGTCAGGCCGAGCAATGCCGTATGCGTATGCGCCAAACTCCGCGCCGCCGTAGCCTGTGAAAGATATTGCGTCCTCACGCCCAGCAGTTAATCCAACCGGGGTAATGTCATATCGAGCGCCAGTCTCAGCCCAAGCATAAAGTTTGTTGTATGTGCCAGCGGCAATCCAGCGGTCGCTGCTATTTGTGATCCAAGTGGTTATGCCGCGTATGCTTGCGTTTGCAGCGTTGTTGTTGCGCGTGCGCCACCCGCCTACCGGGCGCATAACGCCGTCATGCCAGCGAATAAGGCTTGCATCACGCCAACGGCCCATGCTCTGCAAGTCAGTGCCGTTGCGATAGACGCCAGCTGGAATGTTTAGATCAATTAAAGCCATTGTCGCCTCTCGGAAAACGCATTGCGGCCAATATAGCACATTGTACCAAATATGCAAAAGGCCAGCATATAGCTGGCCAGTTGCGTTATGTTGTGCAAGCTATTCAGCTTCGTCTTCCGCTGGTGCTTCCAAAGAGTCAGCTAGCATCTTAACAAACGCCTCGCGACCCACTGAAAGCTGATCCAAGTTAAACTGAGCATTGCCCAGCTTTCGATCTAGGTCTTGCACATGGTTAAGCATAGTCTTCTGTGCGTCAGTGAATTCTTCGATGTTGTATTCGATGTCGTTGACTGTGATGAGGTTCTTTTCGTTTTTACTCATAACGGTCTCCTTTCAGTTGGGGTTAAGAGTTGGCTGCGATTGCAGCGTTTACCGCAGTCATATCTTCCGTTGTCCAGAAGTCTTTTGCAACCATTAGCTGTAGATGCTCTACGTTGCGTGACACAGTGTCAGCCCAATCAGCATCGTCCATGCCCTCTGGTTGCCCAGCGTTTAGCAGGTCAACAGAGTGACCCATTGCGACATAATGCTGGGCAATCTCTTCTACTGTCGGTGTGTCTGTCATGTTCTTTCTCCTTTATAGACAAAACTACCATAATGCTGCTGCCTAGCTTGTTCTGCTATAACAGCGGCGGTTTCAACATCGTCATAGTATCCAAAGTGTTTCTGCTTTCCATCAACACTGACCTGAACACCATACTTTGCATGATTCTTGTGCCAATAGACATTAGGCACTTTGCATTTATTGTCGGAACGCAACCGTCTGTTTAGACTATTCTGCTGCTGCGTTGCCTCACGCAAATTCTCAATACGGTTGTTAAAAGCATTACCATCAATATGGTCAATGATCTCTGGCAAATAGCCTTTTTTCATCAAGAATACGATGCGATGCGCTTGGTATTGCTTTCCTTTGATCCGTGTCTTTGCGTACCTGCCAGACTTATAGATAGCAGACATGCCGACTTTACCACGGCGGCTCTGTACCTTGCGAACAAGATCACCATCATTGTATTTAAACATCTGATGGGCTAGTTCGTACAGTTCCGCAGTTGGTGTATCAGTCATGTCTTTCTCCTTTTCTGACTGGTTACGATTAAGCGTTTTCTAGGGCAGTTACTTTTGCCTCTAGGGTTTCAATGCGATCCATTGC